GTTACCTTAACCCATACAGAAGCTGTTAAGCTAACTGCTTCGTCAGGTTCTTATACTTTAACAGGTTCAGATACAACCCTTACCCATTTACAGATATTTGACTTAGAAGCTGAATCAGGTGCTTTTACAGTTCAAGGATCTGATATTAGTTTAACTCACGCAATAGGTGGGGAATATACCTTAGCGTTAGATACAGGTACTTATGCTATAACAGGTGGTACTACCAACTTAAACACAACAGCACAAGACGATACCAATACTTTAATATTAAAAGAACTTAGATACTTCCGTAGTTGGCTAATGGCTATGGGGTAAGGGGGGAGAGAAAAAGGAAATGGATCTAACTGTCTTTGCAAACACAATCATTGTAGCTTTACTAACCATTATAGTCTTTATGTTTAAAAACTTAACTTCTAAATTAGAAGAGCATATTAAGGATTATAATAACTTTAGGGCAGGGGTTGCCTCAACCTATATCACTAAGCAAGAGATATCAGAGCGTATAGATCGTTTATGTGCTAAGATGGATAGGTTGTTTGATACAATCCTAAATATGGAAAAGTAAGAGATATGATATCTTCTCAACTAATAACTATGCTTGGATCTGGAGTCTTAGGCGCTGTACTAAAATTATGGACTCAACATCAAGCTGACAAAGCTGAAAACCAGAAGCTTTTGATAGAGGGGTTACAGGCTAAACATGATATAGTCCACCAAGTGAGAGAGTTTAATACTCCACAGGCAAACTATATGAGGAAGTTCTTAGTCTTCTGTATCCTTGGTATGGCTGTGTTCATACTGGTGTATCCTCCTATCTTTGGTGAACATACTGTAATCCCAGTAGAGACCACAAAGGGGTTTAAGTTCTTGTTCTTTGATTTTACAAAGCAAGCAACTGAATGGGTACAACTGACCGGAGTTGTAAACCCACCTTGGCTAAGTGAATGTATCATGGCTATCTTTGGTTTCTATCTTGGATCAAATGGAGTGAAGAGATGAAGAAACTACCTTATAATAAGAAGGTATTTAAGAAGGGAAAGAAGTCTTTTATAGTATCTACCTTATTCTTTGATACACCACAGGTTAGGCAATATGGAGTAGATGAAAGGGCTTGTTTTAGTTTATATGAAGATGAAGATGTAACAGTTGATGGTAAGACTTACTATAGTTTAAGAAAGATATTCCTAAGCTGTTCTGATCCAACTGAGTATGTATTTGCTTCTACCTATCTATACAGTTGGGATCACTGGCTGAAGATGTTAGAAAATAAAATTGTATCTATTGAAGTAGAGAAATGGAGAGAAGAGTTACAGGTTAAGATTAGAGCTGAGGCAGTAGCTAAGTGCCTAGAAGCTTCAGAGGGTGGTAACTTCAATGCTGCTAAGTGGGTTGCAACTAAGGGTTGGGAAAATAAAAGAGGACGACCTACTAGGGCAGAAAAGGAAGGTAAACTTAACCAAGACAAGAGATTATCTAATCAAGTTAAAGAAGACATGGAAAGGTTAGGTATGGCGGTGGTTAAATAGTATATGGCTTCCCTAAAAGAAATTAGAGAAATAGCTGAGGGAGACCTTTTATCTTTCATTCGGCTAGTAGCCCCTCACAGGGTCTTAGGGGCTGTTCATGAGGAGTTAGTAAATTGGTGGTGTAGGAGTGAGGCAAGAGATTATCAACTTGTGTTGCTACCCAGAGCGCACCAGAAGTCTAGCCTTATAGCTTATAGGGTAGCTTGGGAGATAACCAAGAACCCTGCTATAACTATTTTATATGTATCAAGTACAGCAGGACTAGCAGAGAAACAGCTTAAATCTATTAAAGATATTATCACATCTACTACCTATAGGCGTTATTGGCCTGAGATGGTTGAGAAGAATGAAGGTAAGAGAGAGAAGTGGACTCATACAGAGATAGCAGTAGATCACCCCTTACGAAAAGAAGAGGGTGTCCGAGATGCTACAGTATTTACAGGTGGACTAACAACATCTCTTACAGGTTTTCATTGTGACATAGCTGTACTAGATGATGTTGTAGTTCAAGAGAACGCATATACAGCAGAAGGTAGAGATCGAGTAAAAACACAATACTCTCTTCTTGCATCCATCGAGAATCCAGAAGCTAAGGAATGGATTGTCGGCACTCGGTATCACCCGAAGGATCTCTACCAAGATATTATGGAAATGGAAGAAGAGATATATGATGAGGAAAATGATGAAATTGTTGGAACCAATTCAGTTTATGAAACATTTGAAAGGAAAGTTGAAGACAGGGGTGATGGTACTGGGGAGTTTCTTTGGCCTAGGCAGAGGCGAGCGGATGGTAAATGGTTTGGTTTCTCTCCCCCTATCCTTGCTAAGAAAAGGGGCCAGTATCTTGACAGGACACAGTACAGGGCGCAGTATTACAACGATCCTAACGATCCTGATTCTTGTACTATTTCTAGTGATGTCTTTCAATACTATGACAGAAGATTCCTCCAGCAAACCGGAGGCTACTGGTACTATAAGCAAAGTAGATTAAATGTTTATGCAGGTATTGACTTTGCTTTCAGTTTAAAGAAAGGAGCTGACTATACAGCTTTAGTAGTTATAGGTGTAGATCAAGACAATAACATATTTGTTCTTGATATAGACAGATTTAAGACCGATAAGATTCAAGCCTACTTTGATAAGATCCTCCATCTTAATATGAAATGGAACTTCAAGAAGCTCAGGGCTGAGGTAACTGTAGCTCAGAAGATGATTGTTAATGAGTTAAAGGAACGGATCAGACAGCACGGGTTAATGCTTTCTATAGATGAGCATAGACCTACTAGGAGCCAAGGTAGTAAAGAAGAGCGGATGGCAGCTATACTAGAACCTAGATATGATAACTTGCAGATGTGGCACTACAGGGGTGGTAATTGTCAAACCTTAGAAGAAGAACTTGTAATGTCTCATCCACCACATGATGATGTTAAAGATTGTTTAGCCTCTGTGATGGAGATAGCTATTAAACCAAGCTATAGGCAAAAAAGAGACAGGGAAAAGAAAATTCTAACCCATGCAAGATTTGGAGGAGTATATTAAATGGGAACCAAAGCTATAGAAGTTCAAAACCTAATCAATAAGGATAGTTTAGCAGATAATATCTCTAACCTCTATCAGTCTTGGTCTAATTCAAGGCAAGAAAAGATAGGGGAAATTAAAGAACTCCGTAACTATCTATTTGCTACTGATACAACCACCACCTCTAACAGTAGTTTGCCGTGGAAGAATAAAACTACACTTCCAAAACTTACTCAGATTAGAGATATCATTCATGCAAACTATATGAATGCTTTGTTTCCAAATGACAGGTGGTTGAAATGGGAAGGGTATAGTAGGGATGCAGTTGATAAGGATAAGAGACAGGCTATTGTTGCCTACATGGATAATAAACTCCGTGAGGGTAATTTTATTAATATAGTCTCTAATCTACTTTATGACTATATTGATTATGGTAATGTCTTTGCAGATGTAGAGTTTATAAAAGAATATAACACTTGTTCTGAAACTGGAGAGAAGACAGCAGGTTTTATTGGCCCTAAAGCAAAACGAATCTCTATCTATGACCATGTATTCAACCCTTTATCTACCTCTTATGAAGATTCACCAAAGGTTACAAGGTACATTAAAACCCTTGGTGATTTAGAAGTAGAGATAGAAAAGAACCCTGAACTAGCTAAGATCAATAAAGATATTGTAGCTAAGTTAAGAAATAACAGACAAGCTCTCAAAGCCTATTCAACCAATGATGTTGACAAAGCTTTAGGGTTTCAGGTAGATGGGTTTGGTAATCTCTCTAGCTACTATGAGTCAGGGTATGTAGAGATATTACAGTTTGAAGGTAACATCTATGATGAAGATACTGGTAGCTTCTTAGAGAACAGGGATATATACATAGTAGATAGAGCTTATGTAATCTATAACGAGCAGATTAAATCATGGAATGGTAGATCAAATAAAGTCCATGGTGGGTGGAGAAAGAGACCTGATAATCTGTATGCTATGGGGCCACTTGATAATCTTGTAGGTATGCAGTATAGGATAGATCACCTTGAGAACCTTAAAGCTGATGCTATGGATCTAGCAGTCCATCCTCCTCTTGCAGTTCATAATATAGATGAGGACTTTGAATGGGGGCCGGGATCTGTTATTTATGTAGGAGATGAAGGTAACATCACAGAGTTAGGTAAGTCCCTGCAAGGTGTAATAGCTGCTAACAATGAGATCCAGAGTCTTGAGTATAAGATGGAAGAGATGGCAGGTGCGCCTAGACAAGCAGCAGGTATCCGTACCCCTGGAGAGAAGACAGCTTTTGAGGTACAGAGCTTAGAGAATGCAGCAGGTAGAATCTTCCAACATAAAGTAAATCAGTTTGAAAGAGAGATCATTGAACCTCTTTTAAATAATATGTTAGAAGTAGCTAGGAGGAATATGGATACTAATGATATCATCAGAGTTCTTGATGATGATATAGGTGTTACATCTTTCATTGAGATTACAAAAGAAGATATTACAGCTAAGGGAAAACTTAGACCAATAGGTTCAAGGCACTTCTCTGCTAACGCACAACTGATGCAGAATATGACTCAGTTAGCTTCTACTGGTTTATTTCAGCAACCTGCTTTTGTAGCCCACTTCTCTTTTAAGAATATGGCTAGGCTAGTAGAAAACCTCTTGACAGGGATAGAGAAATATGATATAGTATCAGATAATGCTCTGGTGTATGAACAAGCTGAAACCCAGAAGATTATGCAGGAAGCATCAGAGCAAGTTCAACTTGAACAGATGGAGGAAGCTGAAATTGAGGAGTGATTGGTTCAAAGGTAATAAAGATAATAAAGTCCAGATC